TTAAAGACGCAATGTTACTTCAATGTTGAATTTGTTCTCTACATGCCGACCTATGCCTACTTTTGACACTCCGTCATTGTAATATAAAATTTTACTGACACATGCTTTCAGCAGGTTGTTCTTTTCTCTTGGAGATACATCCGGTGATTGAAAGGCATTAAGGCAATCAGTGAATTTGATGATTTTTTCGTTATAGTCAACAGAGGGTGGAAGAGTGTTTTGCGCATTTGCCAATGCTTTCTTAGCTTCTGCAATTTCTTCTTGCACCTTGGCATTTCTTACCGCATATTCCTGTTTGGTATAAATTCCATCTTCATACGCATCCTTTTGCCTTGCATCTTTTTGTTTGAGGTTCGTGATCGTATTCTGCAGATCCTGAATCAGATCCATTTGAATTTTATGAGCATTTCCATCATCATTTTCAAGTTTCAATTCAAAGTCGGCAATTGAATCCTTTAATACTTGAATCACACGATCTTCCAAAGCATCGTACTTTACGGATTTTGTTTTGCACACAGCTTGATCATTACAAAGCATGCTCAAACAATATGCTTTGGATCCGTCTTTTTTTCGATTGTATGTCCTTTTGTAAGACATAGCTTTCCCACATTTGCCACAAAATAGCAGTCCTGCAAACGGATTTACAATTTCCTTGCTTTTGCGGACACTTACATTGATTCGGCGCTTACCAATAGCTTTATTATATGTTTCTTCATCAATGATTGGTTCATGCTTGCCATCAACATAGATCCATTGAGATGGATCCTTTGTTTTTGGACGTGTTTTTACAATCTGACCATCCACCATTATTTTTTCTGTCTTTCTCCAATTCCACCGGATCTTACCGATGTATACCGGATTTTCAATCATATCCTTTAATGCGCTTGAAGACCAATGGGAAGCGTGTCTTGGTTTGATGCCAAGTTCATCAAGCTGTCTTGCAATCCTTGCAAATCCAAAACCTTCATCCACATAAAGATGATACATCATTTTGACAGCATCAGCTTCTTCCGGGATTATTTCCAGGGTATAGCTTTTACTGTGTGATGATACATTTTTAACCTTTTTATATCCGTATGGTGCGATAGATCCAATAAAATTTCCCTGCTTAACAGATGCATACCGACCACGATTCAGGATCTTCTTTGTATATTCCAGGTAATCATTGCCCCTTGTAAGTTCCATTTCAAAGAATTTTCGATCATATTCATCCGAAAGATTGTATGTTTTAGGTGGTGTGACGATCAGGGTGTTAGTATAACGAAAAGTGTTCACAATTCTTCCGCAATCTTCAAGATCGCCACGAGATAGACGCTGCGGCTCGATAACAAGAACTGCCTTTACCATTCCTGTTTCAAGCAGCTTCATAATTTCTTTCATAACCGGTCTGTCTGCTATGGTTTCACCTGATACAACTTCTCTGAAAATGTGTTCTTCCGGAATCTTTTCACCGAACATTGTCTTTGAATATTCCTGAAGCTGTCGTTCATGGCTTGCCAGGACCTCTTCAACAGACATGGAAGGATCATCTGATCTTGATTTTCTCAAATATATAATTATGTTTTCTAAGTCAACACTTTTTATATCGTATAACATATGTAATCACCTAATTTTCCTATTCATTATGAGCATATTGTTCAATCGCATCAGCATCACCGTTTTCAATATCAAAATCATTATCCATAATATGTTTTAACTCATGCTTATACGCTTCAAGCTGCTGTTCGTGCGAAAGTCTTGAATTTAGAACGATGGTATATGTTCCATCAGGACAAAGAACAGTATATGCTTTAATTGTAGCCGGTAAATCCTTTAGAACAGTGTTTGAAAGCAATAGAATCCCTCACTTACATTCTTTAATTATTTTGGTTAGTAATACGATCAATAATTTCTGTAACAAACTGTATATCTTCAGGCTTAACTTTGCGTGATGCATCAAACAATACTTTGTATGCAGGATTTGCATATAAGAACTGCGCCATATCACGTGCTTCTTCATTGAGATAGTATGATGTTGAATCTTCCTTATGATTTTCTAATAAATCCGATTTCTCGATCATAAGCCAATTACAAATAGATTGTATTTTGTCCATTCGTGGCATCTTTTTTCCATTACACCAATCTGATACAGTAGCTGACGAAACACCAATGTATTTGCATAAGTCAGCCTGCGTTTTTTGGTTGATCTCTAAAAAGTGGACTAGGTTCTTTGAAAATATTTTTTTAAATTCTTCATTTGACATATTTATATCTCCGCAATAGAATTCATCATTTACATTTTATTCGTTGCGGTTGGTCATACGATCAATCATTTCTGTGACAAATTGTATATCTTCAGGTTTGACTTTGCGTGATGCATCAAACAATACCTTGTATGCAGGGTTCTCATATAAGAACTGTGCCATATCACGTGCTTCTTCATTGAGATAGTATTGGTTTGTTGCATCTGATTTTTCTTCCATAAAATCAGAACGTTTGCAATTAAAAATTTTGCACATCGCATCCACTTTATCCATTCTTGGTGTTTTAATACCTCTGCACCAATTGGTTACAGATTGAGTACTTACACCAAGAAGTCTTGCAAGATCTGATTGTGTCATTTCGTGCTTGTTTAAATAATATTTTAATCTTTTTGAAAAGATTTCATTGAATTCCTGTTCAGACATTTTTATCATCTCCTCATTTATTTGTACTATCTGAATTATATAATGAAAGTTGAATGTTGGCAATACTAAAAGTTTAAAAAATCAACTTTTGGTATTGACATCAACTTAAAGTTGATTTATTATAAGCTTGTTGTAAGGATAAAACAAAAGAAAGGAGAAGAAAGTTGAAAAAATTGCAAATTAGTCTTTCAGCTGCACGTGTTAATGCAGGCCTGACACAGGAAGAAGTATCGACAGAAATGCACATTTCTAAGTCAACTTTGGTTAATTGGGAAAAGGGTAAGATTGCACCATCGTTTGCAAGCCTGCAAGCTTTATCTAATCTTTATAAAATCCCGATTGATAATATTTTTTTGCCTTCATAGTCAACTTAAAGTTGAAAACAATGCCTGAATCAGGACAAACAGCCTGAACATATCTTCAAAGGAAGGGGGAAGTGATCAGCATGGAATATATTACAAAAACATACGAATATGCGAATGGCACGACACGTGTACATATTCCCATTCTTACAGAAGATGAGCGGAAGGTGAGAGAAAAGGAACTGAAGATGGCAGCTGAACATTTTATGAAGCATGTAGAGAGGGTGAGAGCCAATGAATGAAATTTTAATTCAGAAAGCACCACAATCCTGCAAGCGTGAAGAATGCACGCAGGTTCGGGTGGACAAAGAAATCTTTGAACGTATCAAAGAAATCAGCACTGAAACAGGGTACAGCACAGTTCATTTGACAAACTTCCTTCTTAGGGAAGCTTTGAAAATTGCGAAAATCACGGATTGAAAGGAGAAAAACAATATATGGATATTAAACCGGTTAGTTTGACAACAATGTATGCGCTGAATGCACTTGGTCTTGAATTTGTCATTGAAGATGGTCAGGTGACTTCAGTAGAGATGCGTGATTAGTTATGGTTCGGATGTTGCAGCTTGGAAGCCGGGATGAATGGCTTCAGGAAAGATCCGGACGCATAGGCGGCAGTGATGCATCTGCAATTCTTGGCATGAATCCGTACCGGACCAATATTGAATTGTGGCAGATCAAGACCGGGCAACTAATTCCGGAAGATATATCGGACAAGCCATATGTGAAGTATGGGACGGAAGCAGAACAGTATTTGCGTGATCTGTTCAAGTTGGATTTCCCGAAATATCAGGTCATGTATGAAGAAAACAACATGTTTCTGAATGACAGATACACATTCGGGCATGCATCTTTGGATGGATGGTTGATTGACCAGGACGGAAGAAAAGGTGTTTGGGAGTGTAAGACAACCAATATTCTTCAGTCCATGCAGAAGGAAAAGTGGAATCACCGGATTCCTGATAACTACTATATTCAGCTGCTTCATTACTTATTGATCACGGAATTTGATTTTGCGGTTTTGAAGGCACAACTGAAATATGAGTTTGACGGAGACGTTTTTTTACAGACACGTCACTACAAAATCGAAAGATCAGAAGTTCAAGCGGATATTGATTTCCTGGAATCGGCTGAAAGGAAGTTTTGGAAGCAGGTGCAGGAGATAAAAAGACCGGATCTGATTTTGCCGGATATATAGGAGAAAAGAGAAAACAATGAAGATTTTAAGCTGTGGCGCAGGAATGCAAAGTACAGCGCTTGCATTGATGTCTTGCGCAAATAAGCTGATCAAAGAGAATCGTGCAAATGGATTCAATTTTACATATCACGAAAAAGTCCCGATTTATGACGTTGTTTTATTTTGTGATCTTGGACTTGAACCAAGTTGGGTAATGAACCAGGTGACGTTTATTCAACAAGCTTGTGAATGGGCAGGGATACCATTTTATATCCTGAAAAGCAACTTGTATGAAGATTACCTTAATGATTTTGGCAAGAAACGTGTTGTTTCTATCCCATTTTGGTCAGTTGATGAAGAAGGCAAAAAAGGGAAGATGATGCGGAACTGTACTTTAGATTACAAAATTACGCTTATGCAAAATTTTGTGCGGTGGCAGCTGCTTGGCTACAAAAAGGGTTCAAGAACAAAGCCTGAAGATATAAAGGCCCATGAAATGCACTTGGGTTTTTCCAAGGAAGAGGAACATCGGTGTAAGGAAAATCCGCATAAGATGTTTATCAATAAATTTCCGTTATGTGAAATGAACCTAGTTCGTGCTGATAATTACGCATACATCAAGGATGTTTGGGGACTTGATACGAAGGCAAGTGCATGTTGCTTCTGCCCGTTTCATACGAACTACTTCTTTGGTTTTATCAGGAAAAATAATCAAGAAGAATATGAAAAGACGGTTGAATTTGACCAATTGCTTGAAGATCAGCAACCCAACACGAAAATCAGATCCAAGCTGTATATTAGCAAGTCGAGGAAGAGAATCAAGGATTTACTTCCGGAAGAATGCCAGGATAAGGAATGCTTCATTTATCGTGATGAACAGGTGTGGAATGGTTTTTAGCGATTTTATTTCAGAAAAGATGGCAATGCCATAAAAAATAAAAATGAAAAGGAGAAAACGCAAATGGAACTGAAAATGAATGATTATCAGCTTCCTGGCAAAATCAGCTTTAATTTTGAAGAACTGAAACAGGAACTGACAGAAAAGGTGCAGCACTATGAGACATTGGTGTACACGGATGATCAGATTAAGGAAGCCAAGGCAGACAGGGCGAATCTGAATAAGTTGAGAAGATCCCTGAATGATGAGCGGATCCGCATGGAAAAGGAATACATGGCACCTTTTGATGAATTCAAGGCGAAAATCAATGAAATTATCAGTATTGTTGATAAGCCTGTAGCCTTGATTGACAAGCAAATCAAGGAATATGAGGACAAGCAGAAGCAGGACAAGTTAGATCAGATTAAGGCTTTGTGGCATGACCTGGACACACCGGAAGGCTTGGTGTTTGACAAAGTGTTTGACAACAAGATGCTGAATACCTCTTTCACCATGAAGCATGTGAATCAGGTATTTGTGGATGCAATCGACCGTTTCAACCGTGATATGGCTACGCTTGCAGCATTGCCGGAATTTGGCTATGAAGCACAGCAGGAGTACATCCGCACGCTTGATCTGAATAGGGCGCTTGCTGAAGGTCAGCGGATGGCGCAGATTCAGAAGCAGAAGGCAGAGCGTGAAGCACAGCAGGCGAAGGAAGCTGAAGAAATGGCAAGAAGGAAAGCTGCTGAAGCGGCGGCTGACGAAGCAGGGGAAGCAGTATTTAATAATGCACCGGATGTTTCCGCACATATCCCGGTGGCTCCGGCAAAGCAGTGGATTTCATTTGCGGCGCTTTTATCCACAGAAGATGCACTTGCGTTGAAGGAGTTCTTCGACAGCAGAAACATTGAGTTTAAGCCGGTTTAGAGAGGAGAAAAGGATAATGGTTTGGTACTTTGGAGTACTTGCCGGAATTTCACTTGCAGAACAGCTTAGTAATAATTCCGGTAGTGGAAAGAGATATGCAACAGTCTCTTTTGTTGTGTGTGTTGCGGCAATAACAATTCTTGAATGCATGGGTGTATAGAAAGGGGTGGTATGATGGCACATTTTAACGTTGCTGAAGCATGCGCTGCACAGTCAAATTATTGCAGTCAAAATAAATTACCATATTTTGCACCGCAAAATGGAGTTTGCTTTGACTGTGGAAATAACATTTATGAAGAAGTTGACAAGGGCGATCATAAGACAGGAATTTCTGTTGAGGGTGCAGGATCAAGGCTGATAACAGGGTGTCCGCATTGCAACAGAACATATTGTGATTGATAGAGGTGGCAGGTGGCATCTATGTATAAATTGACTTTGAATAATGCATATTCCGCTATTTCTTTCAAATTTAATTCAGTATATGAAATGGAAAATTTCATGGAAAAAGCGTTGGAAAATGCAGATGGGCATATGGCAGCCAAAATCGAATTAGTAGAAAGCGAGGAAAAGGAAAATGGCAGTAAATAACAGTTTAGTGGCAAAACAGAATCAGAGATTAGGCATCACAGCATATCTGACAGGGGATGCGGTGAAAAATCAGATCAACCAGGTTGTGGGTGGCAAGGATGGACAGCGTTTCATTTCAGCGATTGTTTCAGCGGTGAACACGAACCCGGCGCTTCAGGAATGTACCAATCAGTCAATCTTATCCGGTGCATTGCTTGGGGAATCCCTGAAACTTTCACCTTCCCCACAGTTGGGACATTATTACTTGGTTCCATACAATGACCGGGAAAAAGGCAAGGTTGCGCAGTTTCAGCTTGGATATAAGGGATATATTCAGCTTGCCATCAGATCCGGTCAGTACAAGAAAATCAATGTCATTGCGGTGAAGGAAGGGGAACTTGAATTTTTTGATCCGCTGAATGAGGAAATCAAGATCAACATGATGATTGACAAGTGGGATGAAAGAGAAGCCGCACCAACAATCGGCTATTATGCCATGTTTGAACTGACAAACGGTTTCCGGAAAGCTATTTATTGGTCAAAGAAGCAGATGATGTCTCATGCTGACAAGTACAGTCCGGCATTTTCTAAAGAAGCCACGAAAATCAAGACAAAGCACGGTGAAAAGTACAAGGTTTCCTATGCAGATTTTGAAGCAGGAAACTATGATTCAGCTGATGCATGGATGTATTCGTCTTTTTGGTACAAGGATTTTGACGGAATGGCATATAAGACAATGCTTCGTCAGCTGATCAGTAAGTGGGGGATCATGTCGATTGATATGCAATCCGCTATGGATGCAGACATGGCTGTTATCAACGAGGATGGCAGCAAGGTTTATGTTGAAAACGATGATTCCATCGTTGATGAGCAGGCGGCAGAGGTTACACAGCCGGAAACCGTAGCAGAAGCGTCTACAGAAGCACCACAGGATGCGCAGGCGGCTTTGTTTGGTAACTAGAAGGGAGAATTGCCATGAATAAAATTAACTTACAGAATCTTGTCGGCGGTCAGTTACAGGAGAAATTTGAGCGTGCATTTGAAAAGGTGATTGAGAATCTTCAGGATCCGAATACTTCATACAAGGTGAAGCGTGGAATTGATATTAAGCTTAATTTCACACAGAACGAAGATCGTGATGATGTTTCGGTTTCCGTTCTTGTCTCAGAGAAACTTGCACCACAGCAGGATATGAGCACGAAATTCTATATCGGAACAGACCTTTCAACAGGCGAGGTATTTGCTGAAGAGTACGGAAGGCAGGTTCGAGGTCAGATGAATCTGAATGATTATCAGAATGAGCAGGTTGTTGACGGAAAGACCGTTAATACTGAAACCGGTGAAATTGTTGCAGAACCAGGCAAAGTGATTGATTTAAGAAAGGCTGCTAACTAGGCAGAATGGTGGAAATTATGATTAAAGAAGCATTGCAGTATGTTGTTGGACTCGGAAGAGCAGAGGAACATAATATTTATGATGATAAATATTCGGACAAGCCATTGTACAGGATTGATCCATATATTCCAAAGGCTGAAGCCATTGTGATGCATACGCTCACAAGCCTTGTAGACTATATCAAGGCACATATTGATGATATGACGGAGAAAATGATCATCGAAGTCAGAAGTCCGGAAGAAGTGGCTTTGTGTTCACAGCTTGATATGAACCGTGATCGTGAAACAATGGCGGTTGTCTATGCGAGAATCCCAAGTTTCCCATTTGACAGTTTCATGGATAAGGAAAAGTTTTGCATCAACCTTCAGTCAAAATTCATTGATGATCCGGAAACAGACCGGGCGCTGATGCTTACGTTTGCAGGCACGGTTGAAGCAGGGACCATTGCTGAATATGGTGATGATGGTGTTTCACAGAAGGCAACCGTGAAAACAGGAATTGCATCCAAGGGTGATGCCATTGTTCCGAATCCGGTTAAATTAAGACCGTACAGAACATTTTTGGAAGTGAAGCAGCCGAAGTCAGAATTTATCTTCCGCATGAAACAGGACAAGTACGATGGCATCACATGCGCAATTTTTGAAGCTGATGGCGGTGCATGGCAGATGGAAGCAACGAAAGCAATCAAAGAGTATTTGCAGTTTGAACTTTCAGATTTGCCACAATTCACGATTATTTCATAGTAACGATGAATTTGACCTATGCGGCTATAAATTGCCGTGTAGGTCAAAAGAAAGGATTTTAGGACTATATTATGACAGGTAATGAATATCAGGAATTAGCAATGCGGACAAATAATCATAAAGCAAGTGAGTGTGTAGCCAAGACATTATGTTGTCATGATCAGCATACCCAGGATGTATGTGGAATTATGAATGCTGCACTTGGATTGTCCGGCGAGGTTGGCGAACTTAACGACATGATCAAAAAATGGATTTTCCATGAAAAGCCGATTGATATGTTGCATTTGAAGAAAGAAATCGGTGATGTGTGTTGGTATATTGCTATGATGTGCGAAGCGTGGGGATTTAACCTTGAACAGATCATGCAGTTAAACATCAACAAACTGAAGGAACGATACCCGGAAGGCTTCGATGTGGTCCGGGCGAACAACAGGAAGGATGGTGACATCTGATGAATGCAGGACATTATATTGGCAGATTATCAAAGGATTTTGCCGTTTCAAGCAGCGGAAAGATGGGAACCGGAACGGTTGCGGTTGACAGACCATTTCCATTCAATAAAGGCAAGGATGGCGGCAAGATCACGGATTTTCTGACAATCAAGATTATCGGAGAAGAAAAGACAAAGAGAGCGGAACAGTATCTTCGTAAGGGTGTAAAGATCGCATTTTCCGGCATCACGTGCAGGGACACATCCAAGGATGATCAAGACAATTGTAAGGAATTCAATTATATCATGGTCACAGATTGGGAGTTTGCAGAAAGCAAGGGATCCGGAAGTGAGCCAGGATCATACTCACAGGCTGATGAAGGCGGTTTTGTGGATGCAAATGATGATGATCTTCCGTTCAAGTAGAAAGGCGGTGCGGCATGACAGAAAGTGAAGCATTAGAGATTATCAACAGTCCATATATAAAAAGAGATCATCAGGATTTGGTTGATGCATTGGCAGTTGCAAAAATATCAATCGAAAAGCAGATTCCCAAGAAGCCGGTAAATTATGATAAACATTATTACAAATGTCCTGCTTGCAACAATGATTTAGGTATTGATAATGATGGTTTATATATCTATGGTGAAACACCACCGAATCATTGCAAGTATTGCGGTCAGAAGCTTGATTGGAACAATGACACATCCGGTGCTGAAGTCAGTGATTTTGACAATTTTGATGTAAGGCGGTGATCAGCATGAAAACAAAGGAATGCATTCAGTGTGAGATGTTTTTCGGCGGCAATGTCAAGCTGACAAGAAATCCTTGCTGTCAGAATCTTAAGAAGCGGAAAGTGTCGAAAGATAATAACTTTGATCAAATTTTTCAAAAGGAATTAAGAAAGGAATAA